CCGGGTAGTGTTATCGAATCAGGGGTAGAAAAGATCGGATTAAATAAGGCTGGTAGCTTACTCAGGGATTCTAAGCCTGTTCAAGTATTGGGTAAAGCCCTTGTGCCGAACTTCAGAGAAGTAGGAACGGATAAGGCGGCATGGGATGCGTTTGTCGACACGAAGAAAGGTTATCAAAATTCCCTCTCATACGCTCAGAATAAGGCCGTAGACGATGCTATCAGTATGGCTGAAGGCTTTACACCCGCAGAGAGAACTGCAGCCTCACACGCCGTTCAGCACCCTTCCATGTACATGGGAGCAAGTGACAAGGTGAAGAAGTTGGCTGATGCGGCGAGTAAATCGCTTGACTCATCGGCGGCTGAAGAGGTTGGACTTGGATTACTAAAAACCCCAAGGGCTAATTATTTACCGGGTATTTATCCCGATAAAGAAAAGAAATTCCTCGGAGGGATAATGAATAATCCCGGCATAAAAGCATCAATCGGAGGGCACGGAAAGGCTAAAACGTATGATACCTTGGCGCAAGCTCAAAACGCAGGACTAAAACCTGAAACTGATATTGCTAAATTAGTTGGTTCTCGCCAAGTTGTTTCCGCCCGGGCAGTAGAAACGCAGAAGTTTATCAACGAAACTTTAGAAAAGTATGGCACAAAAATTAATGCCAAGAATATTGACAAGATTGATCCAAGTATGGGCGTTTATCTACCCAAAGGAAGTCTTGCCTTTTTCCCTGCCGGCACTGTCCCTGATGAGTTCTTAGAATTAGTTAAGGGTATAGGCAAGGAAGAAATGATAGAGGTTCCAGCCGGAGCGATAAGAAGCGGTATGCTCGTTTCCAAGAACGTCCCGGTGTATGCATTGCCCAAACAGATAGCCGGGGAATTAAACAATTTCAAGGCCCTGCAATCTGACGAGGGTAGCAAGGGTATACTGGGAGCATATGACAATGCTTTAAATATTTGGAAATCGTATGCCACGGCTGTTAATCCAGGGTTCCATATCCGCAATGCTCAGTCAAACGCTTTTCAGACCGCATTAAATAGTGGCAAGGAATTACTTAATCCTATGAACCACGTTAGGGCATTAGGCGTAAACGCAACCGAGCTACCCCTCGTCGGAAAGAAGGTATCCGGTAAAACAATTGATGTCGGTGGAAAAAAGATGACTCTCGCTGAAACTAAAGAGTTGATGAAGAAAGAAGGAGTTATTGGTTCGGGGTGGTTTGGCGCAGACATACCCGGATATATCGAAAAGAAACTTGATGCAGGATTAAAGGGTAAGTTATCCCCTCAACTCCTAAATCCATTATCTCAAAATAACGCATTAATTAAGGCTGGGAGAGCCGTAGGGACTGGGGTGGAGAATCAGGCGCGCGCGTTCAACTTCTTATCTGAGCTAAAAAAGACGGGCGATGCAAAACAGGCAGCCAAAACAGTAAATAAAACCCTCTTTGATTATGGGGACGTTACGCCGTTTGAGAAGAATGTCCTAAAGAGAACCGTTCCTTTCTACACATGGTTACGGAAGAACGTTCCGCTGCAAACAGAGAACCTAATTAGGACTCCTGGTAAATACGCAGCAACTCAAAAGGCACTCAACGGGGTTAGGGATCTTTCGGAACCTGTTAACGAAAAGAACATGCCTGACTATATGGATACCCCTAATTGGGTCAAGACCCCCCTTGAGCAAGGTGGAAATCCTATGTACTGGAATGCTAATCTACCGATCGGAGACTTGGAAAAACTTAATCCTGCTCAAATTGGAAAAACTGCGCTCAGTTCGTTATCTCCGTTACTCAAGGCACCACTAGAATTAGGATTTAATCAGAACACTTTCTTTGGGGATAAGATTGAAAAGTATCCCGGAGAAATGAAGAAAGCACCCGGATATGTTCCTGACCTGCCGGATGCCGTAGTTAAGTTGTTGGGCGCACAATATGGAGTGAGTAAGGAAGGGGTAGAGGAATTACAGGTTCCAGCTGATGTTAGGTATATGATGTCGCAAGTTCCCTTTATGGAGAATGTATCTAAGTCTCTTGATCTGAAGGGTGACGAGAAATTTAACCAGCTACTCACTTTCCTGATGGGGGCAAAAATTACTCCATATGATGCAAAGGCCGGAGAGATGAACGCCTTATACGAACAAAGAGACGCACTCCGGGCGGCGTATGATAAATACCAAACTCAAGGGTTATTGGAGTCTGATGCGGATTTGGCGGAGGCTAAGAAGAAAAAGAAGGGCACAAGTTGGCTAAAATAAAAGAGCAGGATTAAATCCCTGCTCTTTCTCGCCTATTTAGCTAAATTCAAAGCCTGTAACTGCGCTATCGCTTCATCATCTTTCATCGAGCCATATAAAATCTGCTTTGCAATATTGTTGAATTGCTTGGCTTTCAAAGTGAGTACCGATCCCTTTGGGGCAACAATAACGGAACGCTGAACTGTATCCTTAAACCAATATTCAGCTTCATACCTTAACTTGTGTATCTGAACTTCTATGATTAGATTAAATATCCTGCTGTCCGCAGTAAGGGCTGAACCACTTGGCGCAACAATCTCCTGTTCTCTCATGGAGGCTATTTGTAGTTGTCTAGGGTCTGGATTTTTTACAGTTATGGAGAGGGTCGCCCTCTTCCCTCCGTCTACCGTGGTTACGGTAATGGTTGTCTTTCCGGCTTTCACCGTAGTTACCTTCCCGTCATCGTTTACAGTAGCAACTGACGTATTACTTGATTTGTATGTTACATCTTGATTCGTTGCCGTGGATGGCGTTATCTCGTACCCTATCCAGTATATAGACCCAGTAGTCGTGGTTGCCCTTTTTTCATCTAGAGTTATTCTTGATACCTTAGTTACATCCCTAGTAATAGCTTGGTTACTTTGATTAATAGTCTCGCTCGCCATAACGGGCAACGCAAACACCAATACCATCATCGTAGCCAAGACTACTGTCATAATCCTTTTCATCTCATACCTCCTCTAAATTTTAAACAAAATGGAACTAGCTATAATTGATCCGAACATTTTCCATCTCCTTTCTTGACAAATGTCTAACGCAGACCTATAATGGTATTGTGAGGTTATCATAGACTATTATAGGAGGCGAGAAATGGACAAGGATGAGATTTTGACAAAAGAGGAACTTTCCAAGTTGTTAAAGGTGGGAATACGAACTATCGACAGGATGCGAGATGAAGGAATGCCATATTTCAAAATCGGAACTGCAGTCCGTTTCCGCAAGGAGCAAGTCTTGCAATGGATTGAAAAAAAATCAAACTAAAAATTAAAATCGGAAGTCTGCTCACCCGACCAAGAGTTACAGACTTCCAGTAAAAAACTGCCCTCCACGGAGAACTATTTCACCTTATATTTTAGCATGGTGAACTTCTTTTGGAAAGGGTAAAAGAAAGAGGAATTTGTCATGGAAAATTACCCAAAAGTAATCACCATGGAAGGAAAAGAGAAGGAGGTAGTAGTTTATGATTTAAGGGGATATTTTAAATTCGTTGTAGCTGATGGTATTGTTTTAGTGGATCCAAGCTATTTGGGTGAACTTTTCTCCTACATGGTTGTGCGTGAGATGAAGTTGATAACGTGCAAATAACAACTCAAATTAAACTACTTCCAACATCAGAACAAATTATCTTGATCAAAAATACCATGCAGGAATATATCAAAACTGCTAACAATATCGTCAGTGATTATGTTGTTGGCAACAATACAGTGAAACACACATCCAAAAGCGTTATTGCCGACTTGCCCAGTGCTTTAAAGAATCAAGCCATTCAAGATGCTAAGAGTATTTTCAAAAAGTACACCAAGAACTTGAAAACTAATTCTAAAAAAGAACCTGACAAGCAAAAAGAAATCAAAGTCCCAATTCTTAAAAAACCAGTAGCCATATGGAATAACCAAAACTATTCTATTAAGTTTGGCTATATTGCATTTCCTGTTTGGCTTAATGGCAAAAGCACTAGAATAATGGTCAAGACTGAAACAACGGGATATCAAGTGAATCTATTAATTAACAAGTTGGGCACACTTAGAATCACCGAAAAATCAGGTAAATATATGGCGCAAATTGCCGTAAATGCCATACCTGTACAATCTACAGGCACTGACACAATGGGTATAGACTTAGGACTTAAGATTCCTGCTGTAGCAGTCACCGAAAAAGGTAAAACGATCTTCTGTGGTAATGGTCGTCGAAACAAATATACAAAGCGTAAGCACAGATCTCTTCGCAAAAAGCTAGGCAAACTCAAGAAAGTAGCTGCGATCAAGAAGCTAAGCAACAGAGAGCAACGCTGGATGCAGGACCAAGACCATAAAGTCAGTCGTCAATTAGTTAACTTTGCCAAAACAAACAACGTTTCAACCATCAGGCTAGAAAAACTATCTGGCATACGTCAGACGGCAAGAACAAGCCGTAAAAACGAAAAGAATCTACACACCTGGTCATTCTACCGATTAGCACAATTCATCGAGTACAAGGCAACTCTGGAAGGTATCAAGGTCGAATATGTTGATCCTAGATACACCAGTCAGACATGTCCTGCCTGCGGTACAAGGAACAAGGCTAACGATAGAAAGTACAAATGTGGATGTGGTTTCAAGGGTCATAGAGACATTATCGGTGCTACGAATATCATTTCTGCACCTGTGGTAGTTGGTAACAGACTATCAGCCTAGATAGCTAAATGCTCTGATCTAGGAGGGGTAATGGCATACCCTTAACTTGGGGTTATACTCGATTGTCAGAAACGGACTTTCGCTTAATCACCCAAGAATCCCCACAGATTAATCTGTGGGGAGTGTCAATACACCAATTGGGATAAATCTTTTCTTCATTTTTCCTTCCTCCTTTCGTGAAAAATTATTCATTTTATCCCCCCTTTTAATTTTCTATATTATACAGTATTTTACTTACCTAATGCAGTATTTTGTCAAGTAATCCAGTAATTGTTTTTGATACAGAGCCTTGTCCATGATAAACTATCTAAACTAGGAGGATTGGCAAAGCGTAAGCTACTTTGCGACAAGGCAGTTTGTCCCTGCTTCCTCCTAGATTACCGGACAGCCCAATGACAAAGGGGTGCAGCTATAGCACTCACGAAGGATCGTAGAAATACGGTCCTTTTTCTATTGCAAAGAAAGAGGGTGCTTTCCAATGGCAGAATCACAACTTACTGAGCGCGTAGCCACTTTGGAGGAAAAAGTAAAAGACATATCTGGTCAAGAAAGCAAAATAGACAAACTCATGGAACTTGTTTATGAGGTAAAAACATCAATCATCAATCTCAAGCATGAAGGTATGTCAAAATCAGAATGTGAGGTCAAACACATCGACTATGAGGCTAGATTCCGCGAAATTCAAGCTGGTCAAAAGAAAGTGTTTTGGTCTGCCTTTGCTGCGACTATCGCCCTCATTGGATGGCTAGTCCAGCAATTACTTAACTTACAGATAAAGGTGGGTTAATTATGCCGATATGTTGCGTTGACGCTGGTCATAATTCAAACACAATCGACTCCGGGGCCCAAGGCAATAACCTCCTCGAACAAGACATAACCCTCGACATTGCACTTCAACTAAAACCTCTCCTAGAAGCAAACGGCATCCAAGTCATAATGACGCGCACATCCGGTAGGGTGCCGGGAGGGTACACGACAGTCAATGGTTCCCTCCAAGCTCGTTGCGATATATCAGACAATGCCAAAGCTGATTTGTTCGTCTCTATCCACGTCAACGCTGGCAAGGGGACTGGCGCAGAGGTTTGGGTAGTATCATTAGGTGGAAGGGCTGAAAAGGCTGGAAAGGCTGTTCTAGCTCGTCTGATAGAGTCTAGTGGATGGGCGAACAGGGGAATTAAAGCATCTAATCTCTATGTACTCGCTAATACTGAGGCCCCTGCTATTCTTACGGAGAATGGCTTTATTGATACTGTTGGCGATGCGGTTAAATTGAGTAGCCCTAGTTTTAGACAGGAAATAGCGGTTGCCCACGCTAAGGGGATTTGCGATTACTTTGGCATTCAGCACAAGGACGGGGTTGGCGAAACGGCAGGAGTTAAACCGGACAAAGACGGATATGTTCTAGTTCGTATCCTCGACTCCCTAGCAGATGCTTTCGTTCAGGAAACTATGAAGAAATATGCGTGTAAAAGGATTGTATTGCCATAGGTATACCGAATAGAAAGGATTGATTAATATTTTAGAGAAATTTCGTAAGCCAACTCTCGTTGTAGCTATTTTGGGGGCTATTAAATTAGTTTTAGACGTAGCAGGTATTCCGGTTCTCACTGATGAGAATATCAATGCTATTGCTAATGGTGTCGCTGCGGTCGCTACTATCGTTGGGATTCTGATTAATAGGGATGCGGTACAGTAGGGAGTATGGTATACTATAAGTGTGTAGTGGCGGAATAGCGTAGACGCTAGATTGACTAACGAAATGACATCCGTAACGTTTGTGCGAATGTCAGGAAACTATCGAGTTATAAGTCCTGATGAGGCCGGGTTGATCACTGGCTAACTTAGGTAGAACATGTGGGGTGTAAATCCTCACCTACACAACATAGGACATTAGTTCAGTGGTTAGAACGCTCGGCTTATATCCGAGTGGTCCTTGGTTCAAATCCAAGATGTCCTACCAATTAGAAGCAAATACCCTCCTTCCTTAATTGGATGGAGGGTATTTTTATGCCCAAATATGGTTTACTCTTTAATGAAGTAAAAATATATAGACAAGTCTCTCATGCTCTGATATACTATTCATAACTACATAAAACAAAGCCACCCGCGTTGGAACCGCGAGTAGCTTCTGGCGTTAGTCTTGTTCACGCAAGAAAAACACTTAACTTATTATACTTTACTAAGGGAACTTAGGACAAGGGTAAATTAAGGAATTTTTAGCTACAAGCTGTCAGAAGTTTGTAGCTTTTGTGATTTCCAGTGGAAGTATAAGCACACTTTAAACTATATGTGGTCGGGGGCCACTTCAAAATAAACTCTCAACACGGACTAGGCATTACTCGTTGTGCTGTAGACTCCGTGGAAAGGCGATGGCGGCCTTAATGGTCAGGTGTGGAAGTGTCGGTATGGGGCATGTTCATATACCACCTCTTGGACGATCTTGAGAGCGTAGAACATGTTGCGAAAGCAAGTAATAACGAGGACTGAGCGTAATCCGATACCCGATTAGACGGATAAAACTTAGATTTACTCTCTTACTAGCTAGATTTTCGACTCAATTGAACGATTTCTAGTTTAGTAAGGGGGTAACTCTATACGTTTCCTCTCCCTCTTACCGGATCTTCATTGGGGAACGACGAAGTTTACTAGTTACTAAGTTGTTCACTAGCGTAACAACAGGATAACGACGAAACAGAAACGACGAAGCAAGCTACCAACATCAATGGCTAACTATGTTGAAATATAAGGACAATCTTCTCTTTTTTTTGCCCTTTACTTGGTACTAGCATGGGTATATAATGGTACTAGGAATATATTGGGTTGGAGGAATTAATTTGAGGGAAATAGTATTTAGGGGGCAAAGGATAGACAATGGAAAGTGGGTTTATGGACACTATAACTGCAATCCATTTATGAAACGAGCTGAAATATTCTCTTGCGACAGCGTAATGATGTATGTTCATGAGGTAAAGCCCGAAACTGTAGGGCAATTTACCGGACTTCACGACAAGGAAGGTAAACCTATTTATGAGGGTGATCTTCTGAGAAGCGAGGCAAATTCCAGTAGGGGAATATGGGTATGCTATTGGAATGGCAAGGAAGGAGAATTCACTGTTTCTCAATTTCCTATTCCTGCAAAGTATGCTTCAAAGTTTAAGACAAATGGGTTAGGCAAGAGGTATGTTATTGGAAATATACATGATGAACACGCTCATTTATTGGAGGTTTAGGTAATGTCCGACAACAAAGAGAAATCAAACAAGCCACAAATTAAAGTTTATCTCAGGGATGAAGATGAGGTAAAGATATTCAAGGAACATGCCGAAAAGAAAGGTTATTCAGCTAGTGCATGGCTGAGGGGATTGGGGATTAAGGATATTGGGAGGAAGGGGAAGGATGTAATCGTACTCTGTGGAGAATGTCATGCTAAGTTTTATGGAAAGGAGGGTAATTAAGATGAATTACGACAAATTACCTACACGCGGAAAAGAAGCATCAGATGGTGTAAGAACAAAGAAGCACGGTACAACTTGCGGCGGCAGGTGTTATGTTTTTTATGACGAGGCTAGAACATATCATGTAGAGTGCGAGAAATGCGGTACGATTGTAACCTATAAGACGACAAGCTTGGATATGGCGATCAAGATATGGAACGACATGCCTGATGCCGTAGGGATGTTATAGGAATAAGCGAAGGAGGAAGAAGTAAGATAAATCAGCTAAAAATAAACATCGGCGGCATCAAATGCGACAATAAAGAATGTAGCTTCAACGATATGAGCGTCCAATTCGAGGACTACGAGCAATGGCTAAATAAACCATGCCCTGATTGCGGGTGCAATCTATTGACTAAGCAGGATTACGACACCGTTAAGGTATTGATAGACCTAACTGCGATAGTAAACGAGGAAGTTTCAGGCGTTGCGGAGGGTGAACAATTACTCAAGATGTCAGTCGAATTTAATGGAACAGGCAGTGTTGCGTTTTCAGGCATTGAACCGATTGAGAAGGAGGGGGAATAAGGAGATGGAATGGAAAGACTTATCCGATACCGCAGGATGTGTATTGGAGCGATGTTGGGGGTTACATGATGACAATCCACGGACTAGGCGTATTTCAATCGGAGAAAAGTTTAAGGTATGGGATAAAGAGTATACTTTTACCGAGAAAAACTATGAAGAGATAGTAAGGTATGGGAAGAGTTCTGGCTCAATAACCGTTAATAGGTATGGGGATATGATTGTCGTGACAGGGAAGGATGAAACCAAATGAACTGCCAAACCTGCAACGACCCAACTAAATACATCATCGGCCTATGGGATGGCGCGAACGGTACACATGGCGCAATATACGACTGTCATAACCTAAATTGCGAAATAAACAAGAATAGGCTAAAGGAAGTTGACCGTTCCGAGGAAAACAGAAGGGCAGTAGTAAAAGCAAACAGTAGGAATGAGGTACAAATGATATCAATCAGGGCTAAACGGAAAGAGCTGCAGATTACTATCTCAAAGATGGCCAGGGAATTAGGTATATCTCCTTCTGATTACAGCAATTATGAGACGTGCCGGGTTGCGTTGCCTGTGGAGATGGTTGAGAGGATCGAGGATGTATTTGAGGATGCACAATATTGCAAAGAGATAAAGCTAAAGGGGGGGTGCTAGGTAATGACTAACTACCAGCACTACAAAGGCAACATCTACACTGTCCTACACATAGCAACTCATTCTGAAACAGGCGAACAACTCGTAGCGTATCAGAACTCGGAGGGCAAGGTGTGGGTTAGGCCGTACGATATGTTTTTCGAGAAGGTTGAGGTTGATGGGGTGATGGTGGATAGGTTTAAGGAGATTAAGCCGAAGGAGATTGTTCCTGCGGTGAGCATAAAGTCTAGTAAGCCAAAGGAAAACTACATGAACAATCTATTAAAGAAGTATGGGAGGAATAATAAATGAAACAGAGAATAACCCCAGAGGATTTAAAACAATTAACTCCTGAGCAACAGGAGAGGTTGAGGGAGTTGTGGCAACCCAAGCACTATGATGTGTTTTATTATAAAGGTAATGAACATGTAATTGATGGAGATGTGGTTAGCGAGAAAGACATTGCGAGTTCAAAAAATGAGTTTATTAATCAGGTGAACCTACTTCCGCTTCTCTCAATCGGGCAACTTCTTAAACTTCTCTACAGTCATAGCTGTGATAATCAAATAGAGAGTGCGGGTGCTAAGTGGTTCGTGGGATGCGGTGGGCATATAAATGCTGAAGGAATAGAACTTGTTGATTGCCTATGGGATGCAGTTAAATCAATATTGTAGGGAGGTAACTATGGGTGGCAAGGGTAAAAATGAATAAAAGAAACATATATGGTAAAAGTGAAATAAAATGCCGTGAGTGCGGAAAAATTGCTCAAGAAGCCGATAAAATATTAAGACTAGATATGCCATATTGCGGAAGTTGCAATAGGAGAATAGATGACGCAACGCAGGTTTATTGCGGGCATTGTGGAGAAAAATTAGATTGGACTTAAAAATAAATAGCACAAACAAATACCATCCAACTCGGATGGTATTATCTATTTCAAGGGAATGAATCTCCCTCCAACTCCTAACGTGACGACTTCCCTTTCTCCGAACCTTGTCATGTAAACAGTGGCGAACAATAAGTTATGCCCGGTCGTTGTTCTATCGATTAGCGGATCGGCAAAGAAGGAAATTAGACCGGACGTAGTATGTCCGGTTATCCTATGCTTTGTATATTCGATATAGTTACTTTTAGGTGGGTTGGTATATGCCAATGCGATTAAGGCTAAAACTAAGATTAATTTCCTCATTCTTTTGCTCCTCCTTGTGTTCGTGGAGTTATATTGCCCTGATTTACTGAGAATATGCAAAAACCTCCATCAAATTAATGACGGAGGTTTTTCTTGCTCAAAGTGCTAAAATTAAAAACTTCCCAAACATCCATAGACCGCCCAATAACACCGAGCCACCAAGTATCTGTGCCTTAGCCGCCTGACCTTCTTTCGTATCCGCTATAGGTTCAGGAGCAACCACGATATCCTTTATCTCCTTAGTTTCTCCTGCATCAGTCGTTAAATGCTTCCTGACATTGCCTATCAACTTCTCAAGGTTTTCATTATCTTTAAAGTGCTTTCCAATCTCAACCTCAACTTCATCCGTTACACCTTCGGCTGTGACCGTTCTTCGATACTTGAAAATGTCCTTATCGTACTTTCCGTTATTACCAACTCCTTTTATTTTACCTTGTACATACTTACCGATTCTATCTAATCCCCCAAGACTTGCGAGTTGCATATCCGGTTTAGTAGCTACGATTATTTCTCCCCTTGGTAGCACGTTGTTCCACTCTTTTAATGTCGCATAGCCCAACTCTGGATTTGATTCCAGCCAGAACATTCCGTTGCTATGCGGATAGAGATAAAATATGAACGCGTGAGGGCTGAGGATGGTCTGTGGTGTTGTAGCTTGAGCCTTGAAGGGGTTTATAAGGGATATGCCGACCAGGATCATTAGGATGGATATGGCGAGTGTACATCGAATGGTAGACTTGCGTAGAACTAGGAACATATTAATTACCCTCCTTCAGATCCCAATTCCTATCGGTTATAGATAACTCGATACCTAATACCCTTTTGCATTTATCACAAACCGCTTCAATCCCGAACGACTTACCGATTACCTTATCGGAGTTTCCGGCGTAAACGACCTCGTCATTTATAATTTCTGATCCGATTAACACAATGCCACTTCCACATAAACATTCTAAAACTTGATTCATTTTGCGATCACACCTCCAACTTTGTCTTTAATTCTTCTAGGTATTCCAGAAGTTGCTCTATGGTTTCTTTATCTGGTGGGGAAATCCTCAAAAGAGTATTCAGTTTGGCAAACATTACAATCATCTTCCAATGCCATATTTCGGCAGTAATCCTACTCTTGATCACCCCGACAATTGGTTTTTTCACACGAAACACCTCACCTTAAATAATCTTCAGGATCTACAGTTTTTCTGCCAATCCTGATTTCAAAGTGTAAATGCGGACCACTAGAATTCCCGCTACTTCCAACTTCTGCAATCTTATCACTTCCAAGCATCATGTCTCCCTCTTTAACCACGACCTTAGAGCAATGACCGTAAAGCGTTTCCCATCCGTTTCCGTGGTCAACAATTACAGCTAATCCATAGGCATCCATTACGCCAATCTTCTTAACCTTACCCTGACGACTAGTCTTGATCAAATCCCCAGCCTTACCCGCAATATCAATCCCATGATGATCTTCGCCTTTGTATTCCTGAGTTACCTTCCCACTAAGGGGCCGATCAAACTTTGCATTTCCCAATACCCTCTCTAATATTCCTTGATAACCTACGGATGGATTCGGAGATTCTCCCGACCCAACGATGTCGTTAATGGTGTTCCTCCCGTTAGTATAGGTAGTTGCTATAGAATGTAAATCCGTAGTCGCCTGAGTAATATGTGGACCCATGGTGCCAACTACGGTTAATGCTATCCCTGCGTAAAATAAATACCTAACAATGTGTTTCGAGCTTGGCATTGTTATTTCTACAAATACCCTTGTTAGGACGTATAAAGCGGATAGGCGTATTAGGTCGGCAATCATTTAGGCCACGTTCCCTTACTGACTGATTCGGCGGCTCCCATGAATCCGGTCAATGAGCTTATGGCTAATACTGCCAATGTGGCCATAGCAAAGATGTTGATGAATATCTTGAATCGTCCATAGCCGAATATATCTAATCCAAGCCCAAATATGAATAATCCTGCTGCAACCTTGAGGACTAGATACATATTCTGTAGAGCAATTTCAGCAGGACTCATTACGTCAACCCCTTTCGCCTTACTTCCTCCCTCTTAATAAGTACGATTCTCCAACATAAATCCCTTAATTTATCAATGGTGTAAAATTCTAGTCTGATATTCTTCTTTCCCAATAACTCCTTGTATAACTTTTCCTTAATCTTTTCGTATGATTCTGTGGTTACTACCATCAAGGATAGATACTGGTCAGTGGCAAATGTGTCGAATAGCTCTGAATATCTCTTATCCCAAGAATTAAAAGACTCATTTATCTGGAACTCTCCAAAGCTAAAGATGTCCCCATATACCTTGTGGTTCATTACTCCATAGCAATCGGGGATAGGGAAGGATTTGTCTTGCTCATAGAACTTCCTGTTCTCCTGCTTGAAGTAGCTGAGCGATTGAATACCATAGCTATCCAATGCTTTCATGTGCCACGCAACATAAATCCAAGACTTTCCTATTCTGTGCTGAATTTGGTCCGGCCTTTTCTCATCGTAAAGATAGAACCAGTCTGGCATGTCAGACCATAACATCTTTACCCGGCGAATCAACTTAGATTTTTCAAGTCTTTGCGTACACCTGTGACTCATCTCTCTTGAGACATTCCAGAACTCAAGCAAATGGATTTGTTCCTGCGACAAGACGCTGCAAGCTTCTAGATGAGTCAGGACTCGTTGATCTCGTTTGCGTCCGTTGGCGTGGGTAGTTGGGTTCATGGTCGTATACCTCTCCTTCTATGTCGTGATAGGGTAGGGGGATTTGTGGTAGTTGAGACATGAGTTCGCGGAATAGTTTTGGATGCTTCGCTTTAGATGGAAAATAGGGAACCTGAATTTCAACCTCTTGATCGAACTTATAGATGGCGCGACCGGGTATCTTTGGCAAATGCGCTGCCCGAACACTGTCGAGGATAATCATGCTGTTCGTGGGGTCTGCGGTCCTGAAGCATATCCTTGCTTCAAACTGACTCTTGAACTCGCTAAATTCGTTTGCGCTACCCCATGCCTTTGCGCTCGGGCGTTGTGTCGCTGCCCATACATAGATCCCCTGTGAACGATATTTGCGTACCGCTTTAATCATGAGTTTTCTACAATATTTGTTTTCGCCAAGATCAGTCACTTCATCTGCTACCACAACTATAAAAGGGAGTTTGTATCCCAACGACCGGTACTCAATAATGTTATTAGCCTTACCTCCAATTAAGTTTTGCCTTCTCTCGTTTTCCTCATCAAGCATTACGAGCAGTTGAAGTATTTCGTCCATGTCGTGAACCCATATTGCTCCGTATTCCTCGAAGTATTTGAATTCCTTAATCTTGGGGTCGATGATGCAGACGATAACGTGCGGATTGAGTAGGTCCGTATTTAGTCGTAGGAGGCTGTAAATTGCTCCGTGGAATAGAACTGACTTACCGCTACCCCTAAGGCCACCAGTTAGGATTGTAACCAGTTCAGCTAGGTCTATGATGATTGATTCATTTGCGCTTTTTCCCAGAAGAATGGGAAGGTTCTTTTTCTTCAGATGAGGGATTGGGTCGAAGGAGTAGGCGAATGATTTTTCGATGGCAATGTTTGAGATGGTCATATAAACCGCTTCTCCATTGCGTTCAATCTCACAGGAACCTCCTATAGCTGTGGAAAATGTACTTTCTTTGCTTTTAAATTCTGAATAATCTATCCCGGGTGGTAAATTGATCACTAACAACCATGTCTGTTTCAATTTTGGACGCACTTTAATCCAACGGACTATTCCTTGGATATTTAAGTTTTCAGGAAGATTAGGCTTCATGTTTTTCTTTTCTTTTGGAGAGAGCAAGGTTCGCTTGAATATAAATGGTTTCATGGGTGCGTTTTTGTAGAGAATTTCTATGCAGTCCCACACTAATGATGGTATCTCTTCCGAGGGGCCACGATAAATAGCTCGCATAGCACTTTCCTTTAGAGTAGTGGCGAAATCATCATTGTATTTCATTCAACGTTTAACGCCATCCTTTCAACGTCTTAGTAAACGTTTGATGATTATCAATACTCAACGATGTTTGTCTTATATTCCTGTTAAATTTAGACAAAAAAGAACCAGACATATCATGTCCGGCTGAATATACGTTTCCATAGTGGCTTATTGCGTTGTTGTTGCTCTTTTTTTATGTCGTTCAGGTGTTGTAGTACCTCTCGATCCCTGTTCTCTACGTCCTTACGTCCATCCTCGACCTTCTCATGGAGTCCTGTGAGTTCTTTATTGAACTCTGCCCTCATATCACCGAGTTCCTCTTGTAGTTGAAGGATAATTAGTTTTTGTTTAGTAAGTTCTTCAAGTAAAACATGACGAATACTATGCACTAAATCTTCTTGTTGTACTACTTTTGTTTTGTTATTTTCCATTAAATCGGTTACTGTGTTATCGACAGGAACTCCATAAAGGCTATCCAAGGCATCGACAATCTGTGAATGATCCATTTTATCGGTATAGCATTTTGAAATGAACTGAATTAATTCTATGGTTTGCTGAGAATATTTCCTATGCCTTCCCTCCCCTGAAGATACAGAAAAGTAGGGTTCGTACTTATCCCTATAAAACCTTGTTAGGCTTTCGCTCACTCCGGCTAATTTGGCACATGTTTTAAGTGTGTAGTCCGTATTAATTCCTCCTACAGATAGAACTTCTCATACTTGGATTTTCTATCGTCCTTCTTTGTTAAATCCTTTTTATTTTTAATTTTTTTAGTTAAATTTGTATTAGTAGTATGTGTATTAATAGTTGCGGTTTTCTCGTTTGCGGGAAAGCCGTTTGCGGGAAAGCCGTTTGCGGTCGGAGTGGTTGGGTCCGTTGGGTTTGGTATCTCGTTAATGAGATAAACCATAGTTCCCCACTTCCCCGATTCTCCTCTTTCCTGTATTCTGGTTATGTATCCAAATTCAATTAGCTCCTTAATTCCACTAGCTATTTTTTCCCGTCCATCTTTCCTTGATCTCTTCTCTAGTTCGCTCATATGAAGAACCCAGTCGTCAGGCAAGCTTAATAGATAAGCCATTATCCCCCTGGCCTTAAAGCTTAATCCCTCTTCCTGCATGATATCCTTGGCGATCATTACGTAAGGATTTTCTCTATCTTTGTTTTTGCGTAAAATAGTCTTCTGCCTTTTCTCTTGCATTAAAAAAACTCCTGTCAAGCCAAATTAAAGGATGACAGAAGCAAGAATGTGTTTTATACTAAATTAAAGCACATATAGATTCCTGTCGGGGGCCTCTTCGAACAATCACTTTGGCGGTGGGTAGTTCGGAGGGGTCTTTCCTTTTCTCCCTAATTCGACAGGTTCAATCCATTATCCTATCTAGCTGAAAAAATAAGTAACAAACTCATACAAATACTGAGGGTCAAGTATAGTCAGTTCGTCATCCACTACTATCCACTTGAAATATCCTTGCAAATCCTTTTCAATAATCATTCGCAAAACTTCCTTTCACATTCATGATACAATATCTCTCCTTTGGATTAAGGGGGTAGATAAAACCATAATTACGACTATATATTTCCTTATATTCATAAATGTGCAAAGAAAAGCGAGTATCCGTTACATTACGATTGGATACTCGCTAAAATATTCTATTTTGACTTCATTTTCTTTATCGACTCCAGGAGTTCGCGGAGGAAAATTGGGTCAATTTGTTCTGCATGTAAGTCCTTTGCCAACATAGCGTATGGCAAGCTTTCCTGTTTGGCGAAGAACTCTATTACATCATCTGGTATATCAACGTTATTTAACTCGGTTAGTTTGCGTAGGGACATGATGTTGTTGTCCAGGAGGTATGCTGAGTCGACTCCCAACGCCTTGGCT